TCGATACGAATCTCCCTCCGACGAATCAGAAAACACTTCGCTGTAAAATTGACCGAAATGCAGATATGCTTCACGATTGTTATATTTCCGTGAACATTCCGGATATTTGGTCGCCACTTCGTGTCACTGGAAATGACCCAACCTCAATAACAGGTAATGCAACTCCCTTTTTGTTTCAATGGATTCCTAATCTCGGATACAACATGATCGAGAGCGTTGCCGTTCTGATTAACGGATCTAAGATTGTCGAGCATACCGGAGAATGGATGAAGTTGTACTCCTATACGCAACACGATGCAAATAAGAAGGCGACAGTGGATACGATGGTTGGTCATGTTCCCGAAGTCTACGACCCGGCCAATGGTTCAGGTAGAAGCGGCAACTATCCGAACGCCATTGTGAAGGCGGTTGTATTCACTGCATCGGGTACAGTTATTCCGCAGCCATCTATCCCCGGTCGCCAGCTTCTGATTCCTCTTCACTTTTGGTTCTGCGAGGACATCGGAAAGGCGATTCCACTTGTTGCTTTGCAGTATTCAGAGGTTGAAATCGTAGTTACATTTCGTAATATCTATCAGCTGTTCACAATCATTGACGTGGATCCGACAAGTCCAACGGCTGGCCAGCGTATTGCTCCTAGTCCCGGCCACACTCTGCAAAACATCTCGAATTTCCTCAGTGTTCCGAATATCGATGGAACACCTAGCAACCCGACGTTAACAACGTGGGCACTCAATCCGTATGTTGAAGCCAACTATATCTTCTTATCCGATGGCGAGCGATCTCAGATGGCGGCAAGTGACCACGGATTCCTCATTCATGAGGTCAGACACAATGTAAAAGAGGGGCAGACAGGAACGTCGCATCTGCAGATACCAATGTTCAATCTATGTACTCGCATTGTCTTTGCATACCAGAGATCCGATCGCAGAGCACTCAACGACTGGGACAATTATACAAATTGGGAAGATCCTGCGGTTCCACCGTTTATTGCAGAAGGAAATGCCGAAATCGAACTCTATTCGTCTGGATACAAACAGTCATTAGCACGTGCATCCCGTGATATTCTGCAACAAGCATACTTTGAATTTGATGGAAAGGAGCGATTCAAGGAAAAACCCTCGTCCTTCTTCTCGCAATTACAGCACTATCGCCATCACAAGGGTTCGACATCAAAGGTTCCGGGACTCTACACATATTCATTTGCACTCGACCATGGATCAAGTCAGCCGTCTGGATCTGCAAACGGATCGATGTTCAATAAGACAATCTTGCGTTCCCAGCTGCTTGTTCCCTCAACCGAAGTCTATGGAACATCACCGTGCGGTGTGAATGATACGTCACAGAGCTATATAAAACAAGAACTCTGCGTGTGGAAGAGTACTCTCTTGAATCCTATTCCAACATTGGCTCCGGCAGTGCCGAGTGCAGCGGACGCACCTTTTGTGCAGGCTATCTACCAAACAGTAACGGGTTCGCCCTATCCGTACACGTATACGTCCACCATATATGTAGAGTCAGTCAACTACCTCCGCATTATGTCGGGCACAGCAAATGTCGCGTTCTCATCATAAAGGAATGACAGATACAACTGCTGAAGTTCCTCCCGGCACAACAACGACAACGACAACTCCGGGTCTTCTTGGAAGCATCATTGGTGGGTCAACAACTACAACGACGGCCCCAGCTGCACCGCTCGCTGCACCGCCGCCTCCTCCGCAAAAGGATACGGCAACCGTCATATCCGAAACCATGTTTAGTGTTTTCTTCAGAGTTCTCACTGTTGCGATGGGGGCAGCCGCACTGTATTTGATTGCCCGCATGACAGGTATGAGTATTCCAACGTGGATTTTACTGGTTCTGAGCTTAGTTCCATTTGTTCCTTTGATCTCTATACTCCTTCTCGCAGTCGTTACAGTTTTTCGCGGTATTCCAAACCAAGATGAGATTACAGGTGTGACACTACTGTCGTTATTTACATCTGTTCAAAAAACATAGAGATTTGCAGGCTCCATTAATTCATCCATTGCAAGCTTCGGGTTTTCGAAGTTCCGAAAGAGAATCTGATTCACTTCGGCTGGACTCCATCGACCATCCACATCCTCCTTTTCGAACAGTGGGTGATCTACCGTCTCGAGATCGTAGAATCCGCAAATGATCTCACGAAGAATCTTACGACTGCACTTCTTGAATTGAACAATCATATCGATACGGCCGGGACGAATCAGGGCCTTATCGATTCTCTCCGGAAAATTAGACGTAATGATCATCACACGGCCTGATGCCTCAAGTGTTCCATCCAGAAGATTGAGAAGGAATGCAAGATCAATCGGCTCCTTGAAGACTTCTTCCTCCTCGACTGCAAATGGGTCCTTCTTGGGAGCTGGAGCAGTCGGTAGCTTAAGACTACGCTCAAGAACAACATCTCCCATTGCATCGATGTCTTCAATCACGTACAAACGCTCGTGAATTGGAATCGTATACTTCTCGGTATTCTGACCCGTGTACACGTGAATATCATCGTTAAAGAAAAGGTGCCGCAACTGACTCTTTGTCTTGATTTCAGACAACTGAATATTCACAATATGACGACGAGATACATGGGCAATTGCCTTCGTCTCAGACGTCTTTCCGCATCCCGGTTCTCCGTGAAACAAGAATCCAAGCGTATACGGAATTCCCTTCTTCTCATACCAGCTGCGGTTCTTTAGAAAGAACTCAGTACGCTTACGAACAACTGCCTGATCTTCAAAGTATACGTTCTCGAAGGAACGAGTTGTTGAGAAGGTGTGCTTCGTATAAATCAGGTGGCTCTGCGGAAGAGGATTCTGTGTTGATCGCTTCGTCTCCTTGCTCTGCGTCATCTGGTCAAAAAAGAAGAGATTGGTTCCGAGCTTATTCGCCATTCTCCGTTCGTAATCGCGATTGCACGATTCCATGAATCGCTGGAGATGCTGAATATCGTGATCATAGCAGAAGATCTTGAACTTCATTACATTCAGCTGTCCTTCATCCACCTTGATATCCATGAGCTGAAAGTAAATATCACTTTCCAGAAGAATAGGTTCAAAATCATACGGAATGAAGTCGTGATGAGTCACCGAGAGAAGGTTTTTCAGAGACGGATGATTCGATACATAATGAATAACTGCATCGAGTCTGCTTAGAAACATTGCAGGTGACTGTTGCCGGCTGTTGGATGCAGGAACAGTCCTTTCACAGGTTACGGTTGCAGATGGTTCACGCGTACTATGTTCTCGAATCCGTCTCTTGCAAAACCACGAGGACCATATCGAATGTGTCTTCACTCCGATATCAAAGAGCGAAACTCCAAGGTAGCTAAGTAGGGCTCCACGTCCATTCATCATCTGCATTAGCATTCCCATCTTCAGAAAATCTTGAGGCTGCATTACTCTTTCTTCATACACTGGTCTAAAGTGGGTACGTTCGCATGAACTGGCTTAGAACGCTTGATCCGAAGTTGGGTGCTTGCCTTTTCCATGGTCTCAGTCGAGAGCGTGACGTACTTCTTCACATCACGTGCAGGGATATGCGTACTCATCGAAGGCACATACAGTCTAACCGGAGGAAGTTCAATCGTGATTGGAATCTCCGAGTGCCAAATGTATTCTCTGTATTGCTGGATATCCATTGTTCCGCCAAACATGCGGAGTGCATGTCTGTGTGGTGCAGCCACGATATCCTTGTTGCCGTAGAGCTTGGAATATACCATGCGAACAAGAGAATGCCGGTACCACTTTTGTGAGTCTGTTAACGCAACAGACTGATAGAGAGATGCTAGAGAACACTCGGGAGAACAATAATGTCCTTCTCCGGTAATCTTGTTCAGATATGCATCGTAGTGAATGGGAATGACAAAGGGTCTCCATGTGAATCCATGGCAGCACCAGAAACACGCGGTATGCGGAGAATATTCTGTCTGCAGGTGGATCTTGCTTAGCAGTTCATGGACCAACTTTTCATCAAACCTGTTCTGGTGCTGAATCTGTCCAGCAAGAATGTCCGAATAGCTTGCAGATGTCTGATCTTCATCTGGAACAACAGACGAGACATCTTCCTGTTCTTCCGGAGACACTCTAAGGAAAAACACAACCGGAGGCTCTGAAAGTGCCACTATCGGTGCGGGAACTGCCTTCTTCTTCGGCATTGTTTATAGAATCTACGTTTTGAATGTCTAAATACCATCATCTTCTCTTTGAA